TGCGGACTTCAGGGAGGTCATCGCACCCTCGGCCGTGTTCATCTTCTTCTCGGCGATATCCTCCAGGACGCCGCTCGTATTCTCCAGCTCGGAGCGGAGAGTGATGGCGGAGTCCGCGCCGGCCAGGAAGGTGTTGAATGCGGCGACACTGCGCTTATCGGTCAGCTCGAGCGTGGTGGCCAGATCGATGCCCTGGGCGTTCAGGCGCTTCAGGCCATCCATCAGTTCCGGGAAGGTCCGGACCGGCTCGCCGAGCGCCTTGGCGAGCTTGCCGTTGGCGTTCGCCAAATTCAGGATGATATTCCTGGTTGCCGTGGCGGCGGACGACGCATCGAAGCCCGCATTCGCGAGCGTGCCGAGCAGCGCGGCCGTATCCTTGACGCCGAGGCCGAACGTCTTGGCCACGGGACCGACGATCGCCAGGGCGGTCTGGTAATAGTTGAAGGAAAGGGCGCTCTTGTTCGTCGACAGGGTGAGCGTTGCCAGGACGTCCTCCGTGTCCTCCGCCTGCCGGCCGAACATGCGCAGCGCGGCGCCGGACAGGGCGGCCGCCTCGGAGAGGTCGGCACCAACGGCGGTGGCGAAGTTCAGGACCGGCTCGCCCATGGCGATGATCTCCCGCTCAGTAAATCCGAGCTTCGCCAGCTCGATCTGCAGGCCCGTGGCCTGCGTCGCCGTGTACTTCGTGGCGGCGCCCAGGCGCAGGGCCTCGTCCGTCAGCAGTGAGATATCCTCGACATTTTTGCCGAGAATGGCCGCGAGGTCGACGTTCGCCTGCTCGAAGTCGCCGATGGTCTGCGCGCCTCCTCGGATGACGGACCAGGCCCGCCGGAGGACCAGCAGGGCCGCGCCGACGCCCGCGGCGAACTTTGCGATGCCGCCGGTCAGCGCGCCCATGGAAGTGCCGGCCCTGCCGGACTGTCCGCGCAGCTCCGCCAGGCGGGAGTTCGTTTCCTGCAGCTGCTTGTTCACGCGCTCCCACTCCGCGGTACCGGGCGCCATGTTCTCCAGCTGCGCACGCAGCTGCTTCGCGCGGTTCGTGAGCTCGGCGATGGTCATGCTGTTCACGGACATCTGGCGGCGAAGCGCCTCGATCTCCGCTTTGTTCTGCTTAACGGTAGCGGTCTCCGCCTTGATGGCGGCGGACAGCTCCTTATACCGGGCGGTATCTGTCTGCCCCTGCTTCGCGAGCATCTCCTGCTCCTTGCGCATTTGGCGGATGGACGCCGTAGACGCATCCACCGCCTTCTCCAGATCCAGGATCTTCTTCCGGCCGGAATCGCCATTCATGATGACGTTCAGCCGGAGGTCTTCGTCGCGTATTACCTTTCCCATAGAGCCGTGATTTCTGAAACAAAATTAACCGCCATCCGGCAGCGGAAAAGGACACCGCAGAGCCGCGAATAGTGGCTGCAGGACAGTCTATTGCGAGGCGGATTCCAACTTCCGGAACGCAGCCGCCACCTCGTCCGTGAAGCCGTACATCAGCCGCTTGGCAATGGATGCGTAGGCGCCGAAGATGAACCGGTTGTGGATGCGCAGGCGCTTGTTCCGGCGATTCTTGATATCCAAGAAACGCTCATAGACCGGGTGCATCAGAGTCAGGCGACCGTCCATCCCGTCGCCGCTGGCCACGGAGATCGATCGGCCCGTCTCCAGCCGCCCGGTACCGCGCCGGTACCCGGACGATATCGCGGCGCCCTGGTTGCGCAGCAGCCGGCGTCCTTCTGTCTCCAGGGTGTCCTGGATGAACCGTTCGCGCGCACCCATCAGCCAAGGGTGATTTCGATGCTCCAGCCGGACCATCCGCCGAACATGGAATACTCCGGGATGACATTGAGGTCTGTGAGCGTGAAGCCATGCAGCAGCGGGCAGGTACCACTGCTCAGGTCTTCGTCCAGCTTGTCGAGGATCGCCTGAGCGATCTCCAGTAGGCGGAGATAGGTCGCATCTGCGAGCTCCGGCGTCCGTGCCGGGCCGTTGATCTTGGCCAGGACGAAGATCGCCGTGGACACGCTCTCGCTGAAGCTGTCCGTGTCACGTCCGTAGTCCTGGGCCTCCGGCATGGCCGTGAGCACCTGATCGCCGGACGCCTTGGCGAGCTGGCCGGTGGCGTTCTCCTGGTCAACTACCCGGATCGGTTTGATATCCGGATAGTCCTGCAGCCGGAATCCGACCAGGTATTCAGTGAGTCTTCTTAGCTTTTGCAGTCGCTTCATATCGTTTGGCCTCTTTATGGTTGGACCACAGGATCGACAGCACGCTGAAAAGCGGCTCCTCGTCCACGCGGTCGATGTTTCCGATGGTGTGATCCTTCGCCAGCTGGATCAGCAGATCGTTCCAGGTCATCGACGGCCCGCGGCCGGTACCGCCGTCTGGAGTGAAGAGCAGCGACAGGTCCACCTCCTCTCCGTTTAGCACCAGCTTCTCGGTCTGCAGGAACTGAAGACAGCAGCAGAACCAGGAAAGAATCAGGCTCTTCTGCCACGGGCGCAGGCGGGACGCCCGGCGGCAATCCCGCTCGAAGCTGTGTCCCGACATCGGCCCGGCGTTCCGGCCCGCCCGGTTCTTTTGCCGGCAGCGGCTCCGATACAGGATGCCGATGCAGTCGTCCAGGTCGCCCTGCTCCTGGCTCCGGACGAAGGACTGCACGGCCATGGCGGCGGCGCGGAATTCCCCGAAGGTGAGATCCTGCAGCAGGTCCTCGGGACCATGGAGACGGCCGACGCGTGGAAGCGGATTCACGACGGTGTCCAGCGCGAGCCGGACGGCCCCGTTTTCCTCGGTGAATAGGAATCCGAGGCACTGCTCGCAGAGCCGGTACACGTTCTCGGCCGCATTTCCGCGGGCCGGACGCACGCGGAGCCCCAGGAACTTGTAGAGCATCCGGATGTTGAACTCCAGCGGTGAGGCGCTTCGCCCGTCCATCCGGAAGGCGTAGCGGATCTGCTCCGGAGTCATCTCCGCCCAGCTGGACGGGATCTCCGTCGCACGGCCGCTCTGGTATGCCTCGATCCTGGTCATTGGGCCGTGAAGAATTTATTCTTCGGATCATTCCGCGGCTGCGGGTCGTAATTCCGCCAGGGGTTGAGTCCGTCCGCCAGCAGCTCCGCCAGCTCGCCGCGGGCCTCGGCGATCTGGCCTTCCAGGCCGGACACATAGGCGTCCATCTCCTCGAGGGTGGCGGCGCGGCTGGAGCGGCCGCCGTTGTAGGACGGGCAGAATCGCCTGGCGATGGACAGGGGGAACACCTCCAGCGACCAGCGGCGGACGGCCTTGACCAGCGCCGACAGGATCGCCCAGCGCTGGCAGACGCGCAGCAGCTCTTTGTTCCCTTCCGCGACAGGATCCGCGGTAATGTCTGACCACTTACTGTCGCTCATCATCTTATGCAGCAGCGCCTGGCTCTCGATGATCAGCCCCTGCAGCATATAATACACATAGTAGGACCCGTCCACCGGGTACACCGCCTCCAGGTCTTCGATGGTCTTGACGATGGAATCCTTGATCCGGGACTTTGCCGGAGAATTCTGCCAGGAATCCGGTTTTTTGTCGTCCAGGTAGGCGTACAGCGCATCGAGCGCCCGGTACCAGCGCTCCTGCTGAGCCCGCTCGTCCCGGTCCAGCATCCACTCCCAGGGCATCTTCTCGTTCCCGTCCACCTTGACCTTGCTTCCGCTGTCCTCGTGGGATACCAGGTTCCCGCGGCTGTATCGTGCCACGGCCAGGATGGCGATGGGCGTGCGGACGGCTGCGACGAAATCGGCATCCGTGCCGCTTTGATACGCGCTGTCGGCGGCTGCGACGACGCCGGTACCGACGAGTCCGGCCACCACGCGGGTGGCATCCACGACTTCGCTCTGGATGACGGAGAACTGATTGGCTGCGGCGTAATAGCCGGTGATCTCCTGCAGCTCTTCTGAGCCATGGTTATCCTTGTTGAAAAGCATATCTATTCGTTTTTAAGCCGGTCTGCCGTAGGCGTCGCCTCCTCCGTCTTCACGGAACGGTGGTAGAAGCCGACGCGCAGATCCTTGCCCGGGAAGTTAAATGCGATAGCCTGGTTGATGGGCTCCAGTACCGTCGACTCCGGAATCTCGGTGTCGCTGGAGAGGAACAGCTTGAAAGCGTAGAGCAGCTCGGATCCGGAGGCGAGCTTGCCGTTGATAATCAAATTCGAGAGGGCTGGGTGCAGGCCCATGCCGGATGTGATGGCAGAGGCGGAGGCTTCGGATATCTTCAGCTGGCTCTCCACAAAATCCTTGATCTTCTGGTCGATCGGATCGATGTGCCAGGTGCTATCTTTACCGCTCTCGTCCGGCACGTCGACGGTGTGGAAGAACTTGCCGGCATTCTCCTTACCGGAGAGCACAGCCGTCAGGTTCTTCAGGAACTGCTCGGTCATCTTGCCGATCTCCTCCTCGATCTTCGCGTCGTCCGCGGCCCACTCCGGATGGATCCGGCGAAGGATCTCGCGTTTCTGATCCCAGTAGGCGCTCGGGGAATGGATGTGGTAGGCGAGGTTCAGACCGTTCTCGGTGACGTACTTGAAGATCGTCGGGATCTCGCTTCCGCGGATGATCCAGCGGAGCGTCCCCCAATACTGGGGAATCGAGTAAAAGTCGCGGCCGAAGGAATACGTGCGGTTGTACGATGCGCTGGCGGCATAGCGTCCGGGATCCTTACGGTCATAGACGGGATAGGCCCGGATGCCGGTACCAACGCAGGCCCGCTCGAAGTCGCCGACGAAGATGTGCTTGACATCCTGCAGGTCGTGCGTGTCCACCCACTCCAGGCGGGCATTCTTGGCGGGGATGTGCTCCAGGCGGGCGATGCGCGGCGCGCGGCCGATGCGGATCCCGCGCTCCAGGTAGCAAGCGTTGAAATATCCCTTCAGGTGCAGATAGTCGGCCAGGGCGCCCTTTGCGTAGGACACCACGTCCCAGCTGTGCAGCCATTTCTCCACCTCGTAGTCCTGGATCCACTCGCGGGTGATCTCTCCGTCCCGGAATGCCAGCCGGTACAGGAAAAGCCCCTGGCCGTAGATGAGGCCAAGCTGGCGCTCCAGTACGCCGGGCGCGAGGTTGTTGTCGTCCAGGATATCCCGGAGCCGGGACGGGAGATTGTTGTCGTGCCCGAACGGCACCACGTTCTCGCCGGCCACGCTGTACGGCATCACCTCCCAGTTGTTGACCACATTCTGCCAAAGCAGGCCCGGGATCTGGCCGTCCCCGCTGCGCGTCGACAGGGTGAACACCCGGCCGTCATCCATGTGCGCCGCATAGGCGTATTGACTGATCTTTTCGACTTTCATACTGTCACTTTTTCTCCGTTGAATGTCATCAGCAGCGGATGCCAGAATCGCCTGGGCTGCATGGTGTCCAAGTCCATATAGCGCTCCTGCTGCTCGGCGTTTTTGTTGAAGTCCAGCCGCTCGCGCATCATCGTCCTCCCCTGGCGCACATACACGACGCCGTCCGAGGTTCCTTTGCTGGAGTTGTACGACATGAACGAGAAGGAGAACGGCTTCCCCTCGCGGGAGAGCCGCCGCATCTCGTTGATGGCGTCATACAGTTTCACAGATACAAAGTTATCCGCGCCTTAGGCGCAAAAAAGGACAAAGAATTGCCGTGGCCGTCACGGTCTCCGGGGCTCCGCCCGGCGAATCCGGAACGGCTGTCGCGCTCGCGCGCATCGCCGGGCGCGTGTGAGCATTTTCGGAATTTTTTCCACGTTTCTCGCAGATTATTAGCGAAATGGAGCGGCCCGGAATAAAAAACCTCTTTTTCTTGTCGGAGACGAGCCC